GACACAACAGCAGGTACTATTTTTCAAATCGAAAACACAAGTACTGAACAGTTATCTGGCGCTTTTGTTGAATTTAAAGATAACTCAGGGTTTACGCCTGTTAAAATAGGTGGTGTTGGTGCGGCTTTTTCTATTATTGTGCAAGGTAATGAAGAACTTAGAGTAGATGATGGCGTCGTTATATACAATGACCTAAAAGTAAACAATACAACGTCCACAATTAACTCAGGAAGCGGTACACCTGAAGGTACATTGTCAGCAGCTGTCGGCTCATTGTACATGAGAACTGATGGTGGTGCAGGTACTTCTTTATATGTAAAAGAATCCGGCTCAGGTAATACTGGCTGGGTGGCTAAGTAACTAGGAGAATATAATGCCAGAACAAAACCCTTATTTGGGTAACGTAAACCCGCAGGTAGGTATGGTTAATCCTCAACAAGCAACAGCAGAAGGGGTTTCTCCTTTTAACTACTCTATTGGAACCGCTAGCTATTCTGATTATGATCCAGTTACTAACACTGTTCAAGGTACTATTGGTGGTATTGCAGGCATGGAGGACTTAGGACGAGTCAGTGTGAGTCAGTTACGAGCACAAAATCCTGAATTTGATAGTTACTATAGTCAGTACATACAAGGTGGGACGGCTCAGCCACAGGGCACTACCGCTACTACTCAGACACAGGGTAACGCAGGTAACTGGTACGACACAGCGATGGGTCAAGCACAATCTAATCAACCCTCAGATTCTAATCTTCCTTATTGGATGGCGGGTTTAGGAGGTTTGCTGTCAGGAAACTTTGGAGATGCGCTAGGTGCTGCAGGTAGTTACTATACAGGTCAACAAGGTATTCAAAACGCTTACAACATGGGTAGACAAAGTCTACAAATGCTTGGACAGTTGGGACAACAAGCACAAACAGCTTCTGAGTTTAGACCTTTTACTGTTACAGGTAGCATGGCTAATGTAGCAACCGACCCAACTGGCGGGTTTAGCATTAATTTATCCCCTGAAGAGCAGGCGATTCAAAATACTTTGCTAGAAAGAGCAAGTGGTTTCTTTGATCAAGCAAGACAAGATCCGGCTATTGCTCAGTCAGAAATATATGAGTCAATTAGAGCAACACAGCTACCTGAAGAAGAACGGCAAAGACAAGCTGTACAAGACTTAGCTTTATCTCAAGGACGTAGAGGATTACAGTCTTCTACTTTTGGCGGTACGTCCTCTGAGTTGCTTGCTCAAGAACAAGCCCGACAAGAAGCAATGGCTCGTGCGAGTCTGTCAGCTAGAGAAACAGCTTTAGGTGAACAGCAGCGAGCCTTAGAAGCTGGAGGACTGTTGTTAGGACAAGCCTACGCTCCTCAGCAAAGAGCCTTGGAGTTGTTAAGCGGTGCTGACGTTACTGGACAAACAGCATCTAGAGGACAGATGCAAGGTGCGACACTGTTAGCGCAACTAGGTCAGTCAGGTATTGAGGGTTTGCTGGAAGGAAGTAGGCAGGCTAATGCATTAGAGCAGATTCAACAGCAGGGTTTGTTAGGCGCTCTTACAGGGTCACAACCTAGTATACAAGAAATGCTTATTGCACAGCAGTTAGGAATAGACCCCAGCACACTAGGATCTTCTGGTATGCTAGGTGCTTTAGGTATGGGTGAAGGAAGTACTCCTTCTTGGATTAAAGCTATTGAAGATACTTTCGGATCTCTTTGGGGAGCAAACACAGGAGTTTCTATGTTTGGAACACCTTCAGCTTCTAGTCAAGAATCTTTAAATGAAGTGAATAAAGATAGCGATGGAGATGGCACAGTAGATATTTTGGATAACTTCCCCAACGATCCTAATAAAACATAAGGTATTGAATAATGGCTAGAACAGATATAGCAGGTTTACTAACGGGCATCCCCAGTAGAGGCATTGACCCTAACATGTCACCACAGGCGCAGCAAATAGCACTGGCACAACAAGCCGCGAAAGGGCTACAGAGTGGTGCCCGTGGTTTAATGGCTAGTGTATCGGGTAAGCCTGATGCCACTGCAATGGAAAGAGCAACGAATAGAGCCTCAATAGAGGAAAGACTACAGGCAGGGATGAGTCAACTTGATCTTACTAAAGTTGAAGACTTGCTTAAACTCGCAAAAATTCAACAGGCTCGTGGTGATCTTGCAGGTGCAGCACAGACAACTGCTCGTATACAACAGATAAAACAATTAGAAGTTGAAGAAATACGCGCGACAGCCAGAGAAAAAAGAGAAATCAGTGCCGAGCAAAGGGCAGAAGAGGCTTACGAGTTCGGCAAGATAGACAGACTAGAAAGGAAAGACAGAAAAAAAATAGAAGACAAAATATCGGATGAAAACGCGAGACTCCGTCAAGCGGTTACTAAACGGGAGTTAAATAGGGCTGACAAACAAAAAGCGGCTAATGCAACACTACGTTTGTTCTACACTAATGAGGCAAGGGACAGAGGATACACTGAGTTAGTTGAGCGTCTTCAAAACGACCTACCTCTGGAAGTGGCTGAAAGGCTTCTTTATACATCAAAAGTAGCCAAAACAATTGTCAAGCCTTTGACTAAAACTGAGAGAGAAGCTTACAGAGGAATATTAGAAACCGAAAATTTACAAGCTGAGATACCTGAAGAATTTTCTGGTTCCGCTACTTTTTGGCCATTGATTCAGTTTGAAGAAGGTAAGACGACTGATGATATGGATAACGCTATTTTCTTAAAAACAAAGCAAATACAACAGGATGAAAATCTCTCCATTGAAGAAGCAATGTCAAAAGCTATTGCAATCTTAGCTAATTTAAGAGGCGTAAAAGTAACCAGTGGAGGAGACGGAGGAACAGATTCCACTGATCCATATGTCGTACTTAAAAAAAAGTAAGGTAGGTTATAATGTCTAAAGATCAAGAACAAGCTTTTAAATTTACAGATGACATAGAAAACCTTTCTCAAGTTGAGTCTGATTATCTTGAGCAGCTTAAGACTATGGAGAATCTTACTCGTGCTGATTACGAGGCATTTTCTAAGGTAGGCAAAGGTCAGTTTCCTCAGATAAACGCATGGGCTAAAGACCGACTGACCCCAGATGTCGTACCAAACATTACAGGCATTCCCAAAGGCAAAGAGGTTGAAGAAGGCGGCATATATCAGAGACGAGAAGAGTTTAATCTAAAGCTTGAGGCGCTTAAAACTGCGGGTGCTGAAAGTGAAGAAGGCTCTCCCGTGTCTCCCGTGTCTCCCGTATCGGAAGTTCTTGTAGAACCAGTAGAGGACAAGAGTAATAAGACTCTTACGTTAGAAGATGTTACTAATAGCTTTACCCTACAAAGTTTAGGGGTTGAACCGGGAGATCGTATAGAAGATGGTGCGCTTGTCCGTGTACATTCTAGTGATAAGGATGAAATAAAAATTGATAAAGTCCTGACCACAGATGACATTTTTAAATCAGCTACGTTAAGAGAGTTAGGTGCTGAGGACGGTGACTTGATTATTATCAACGATCAAGGTGAAAAAAAATTTTTGTCGAGGGGCGAAAATGATCAATTGCGTCAGGGTTTGTTTGCGTTTACAAAGTCTGCTAATTATCTAGAAAATGCTTCTTTGTTTTTAGAGGCTCTTTTTCCAGTACCTGAGTATGCAAAAGGCTATACAACTACTTACGGGTACAGTCCTGACCGCTCTGCAAATCAACGTACTTTTGAAGAAGAGTTCGGTGAAGATATTAGTAAGTTACCTTTTGATGAGAGGCGCAAAGTTTTCTTGCGTAAAAGAGAAAGAAAAGTTTTACGTGCGGCTGGGCCTATGTTTTCTTATGATCCTGAATCTACAGGTGCTGCTGTTGGTGCTATCTCTAAGGCAGTAATTGACCCTATCAACTTACTACCTGCGGCTACTACTGCCAAAGGAGCGCTAGGTCTAGGAGCACTTATTGCAGGTGTTGGAAGCGTCGCTGACGATAGGATGACCACAGAGTCTGGCGAGGTTGACATGACGAAAGCTTTAGTTTCAGCTGCCGCCGGTGGTCTATTAAGTGGTGGTTTTGTTAAAGGTGCTGATGTTCTTCTCGATAGGGGTGCTAAGAAGATAGTAAGACGCGCTCAAATAGAAGTAGATAAGGCTCTTAAAAAAGGTGCTAACCCTACTGAAGCTAAAGAAATGTTAATTGAGGCAGGCGTAGACCTTAACAAACTAAAGGCTGCACAACAGCGGACAGGTATTAAGATTAATGTCTCACCAGCCAAAGCAGCACAGAAGCAAGTTGAAGAAATAGTAGTGAACGATAGTGCCTTAGGTCGTTTGTCCAACAGTGCAGTAGACAAAGTGTTAGGCTCTATCAGCACTCGAATCAAGGCTCTTGACGAAGCTACCTTTGGTCGTTTACGCAGGTTTGAGTATGATACACATAAGAATACATCTATTGCTCTTGATGATTCTAAAAACTGGGCTTTAGGTTTTTCAAACCTTGGAGACAATGTTAAAAATTCCATAGCTAGACACCTATACAACGGTGAGTTTAACGCTGCCCGTGGTTTGATGGGGCGTGGTTTAGCTGATGAGTTTGACATGTCTGTTCTCCCTGTGTTACGTAAGATGGGGGATGACTTGAAAGAGTCGGGTCATTCTTTTGATAAAATAGAAAATTATTTTCCCCGTATTGTTAAAGACTTGAAAGGTTTGCAGGAAAGTTTAGGCGTTGAGGAAAGCGGTTTGATAAACGCATCTTTGAGACGCTATGCTTCTAGTAAAGGAACTAAGCTTGATAATCTAACATCGGAAGAAAAAGCACAAGTGATTGACCAGCTGGTACAAGGGCGTTCCTTTTTTCTTAAGGATGGTAAGCCGGGGTTTGTCAAAACACGTAAGCTGGTATTGACTGATGATACTCTTAAGTACTATGCTTCCCCTGAAGAGTCTCTAGTTGTCTATCTACGTAGAGCCGTAAATGACATTGAGAAAAGAAAATTCATGGGGAGACACGGTGTAATTGACCCAGACACAGGGCTGCTGAATGCTGATAAATCAGTAGGCGCTTACGTTGAGAAAGCTGTAGATGAAGGAAGGATACGTCCGAAAGATGAGGCCGATATGCTTGCAATGCTTAGGAGTCGTTTCGTGGGTGGAGAACAATCCCCCCATGCTGTAAACGCTACGGTCCGTGACTTAGGATACATGGGTACTATTGCTAATCCTGTTTCAGCTATTACTCAGTTAGGTGATATAGGTACGTCAGGTGCGCTTAACGGTTTTAGAAACACTATGTCTTCTTTATTTAAAGAGAAAAATGTAGAGTTGCTGGACATCTATATAGACGATGTGTCTAAAGAGTTATCTCAAGCAAGTCTTTCAGGTACTGCTAAGATGTTAGAAAAGGTAATGAAAGGCTCTGGCTTTAAAGCTTTAGATCGTTTAGGTAAAGAAACTTATATCAACGCTGCTTTTAAGAACGCCAAGAAGATGGTCAAGTCTGAGAAGGGTCTTGCAAAGTTTAAGAAGAAGATAGGCTCTACCTACGGGGACGAGACTGAGGCTTTGATTAAAGACCTTGAATCAGGGAACCTTACTGACACAGTTAAGTATTTCTTGTTCAATGAGTTAGCTGATGTTCAGCCTATAGCTTTAAGTGAGTTCCCTCAAAAATATTTGGAGAAACCAAACACAAGAATATTGTACATGCTTAAGGCTTTTACGATGAAGCAGATTGATGTCTTCCGTAGAAACGTAGTACAAGAGTATGCGAAGGGTAATAAGAAAGAAGCAGTAAAGAATGCTACTCTCTTGGCGGCTTACTTGTCCACGGCTAACACAGGAACTCAGTACGCTAAAGACATGATCTTAGGAAGGGACGTAACCCCTGATGACATTCCTGATAGAGCCATGTGGAATTTGTTAAGCGTGTATGGTTTAACTAGATACACCAATGACCGTTATATTTCAAGAGGAGACTGGAAGGGAGCGGTCTTTAACACACTAGTTCCGGCTACTCCTCTCATAGACAGCCTGCTAAGTTTAGGAAATGAGGCATTGTTTGAGGAGGACCCTGACGTAGCTAAGTTAGTTAAACCTGTTCCAATCGTAGGCAACTTAACCTACAACTGGTTCTTGGGTGGCGCTGAAGAGTACAACGAAAAGCAGTTTAAGAAAAACCAGTAATAAAAAAGGGGCCCTTGAGGCCCCTTAGTTTTACTACACTATCTCACATGCTCCACCTGCACACGCTAACTCTTGACTCCCTGTCGTGTTGTCTTCTTTCTCAAAGTCTCCCAAGTCTGCCCAGTCTACACCCTCTGGCATAGTAGTTAACAACTCCTCATACTGCTCTGCTGTAATCTCTTCATAAGGAGCCTGCTGATACACATGGTCACTATACGGCAACAAACTAATCCCACTACACAGATCAAAGTTTTCCCATATCCACTGTGCTACCTGCAAGAACTCACTATCCGTGTAGTACACAGTGATACTTGGCTTATGTTCACACCAGTGATTCTGGTAAGCCTTCCAAAGTTTTAGCTGTTCCATTGCTCCTACTTCTGACGTAGTCACTGCTGTCTCAGGTGCTTTAACTGGAAAGCTGAACACCACTGATGATGGTGACATAACGTCTTGCTCTACTGGGAATCCTTTCTCTTCCATGAAGACTGCAAGCGGGTCTTTCTTGTCGCTACGAACTCTGCGAATGTAATGCTTAGAGAAGCGAGGATGGATACCACTAGCAGAATCGACAAGTTGAGATACAGTACCGCTAGGCTTAACACATGTAATAGCCGCAGACTGGTTAATCCCAAGAGCATTGCTCCATTGCTTGTTTGTCTTAATAGCCACATCACGTATTTCTTCAAGCCACTTCTCCAGATCAGGGGAATCTCCTTTACTTAGCAGGTAGTGGTCCATAATACCCGTCATGCTGACCCCTAACAATGCCTCTTCTTCAGTGTTTCTTTTCCACATTCCACGTAAGTATCGGAAGTCTGTTAGTGTAGCCTGTAGAGTACCGATGATAGCCGCTACTTCTGCCTTCTTCTTGAGGGTGTCCAGATCATCTCGTTCTCTTACAACAATCTCTGACAGGTTACAGAACTGGTTACTACGTAGGATAATCTCAGAGCAAGGGTTAGTACCAAAGTCCTGCTCACTGTCGCGTCTACCGTTACGTGCTGCAATCTTCTGTGCTGCTACACGGCTAAAGATACCACGCTCACCAGCCTTGCTTTCGTACATCGTCTGCATCTCTGATAGGAAGGACTCAAAGTCTGGCTTCTCAGTATATGCTACGCTGTTGTTAGCAAGCCTACGCTGTCCTTCAAGTTCCCACCAGTTCCCTGACTTAGCTTTAGCCATACGAGGGTCAGAGAGGTTAGAGAGGCTGATAAGGGCTGATCTACGAACCCCACCTACCACTACAATGTCAGCAATCTTACACACTACATCGTGACATTCAATAGAGGTTAGCTTGCGTCCTGCTGCCTTCTGGAATATCTCTACACAGAAGTTGAACAGATCAATCAAAGGCTCAGGGCCTGACGCTCTACCACCGAATGTCTTTAGTCTCTCCCCTACTGGACGTACCTTGCTGGTGTCCCACTTAGGTATCTTACCTGCGTACAACATCGCTATCAGTTCACGGAAAGCAGAAGCCCATCCAATCTTACTGTCTGACACTACGATAACACTGTCGGTCTTGTGGAAGGACTCCGCAATGACAGGTAGTTTGGTTATGAAGTTACGCTCCACACTGAAGCCCACACCAGTACCACACATCAGCACGTACATTAGTTCATCAAAGCTACGTGGTGAGTCAATGGCTAGGTAGCTACAGTTGAAGCCCGCTACGTTGTCCTTGGCTAACGCTGGCCCTGCTGTCATCATACAGCGCATTGATGGCATAACGTCCATGTTGTATATAGCTTCTTTAACTAGGTCGTAGTCTTTACCCTTAAGTTGTCCACGGTCTTTGAAGAAGTCTACATAGCGTGTCACTGTCTCTTCCCAAGTTTCTCGTCTACCCTCTTCAGGCAACCAGCGGGCATATCGGCTCTTGTGTATAAATTGTTGATACTGTTCCATTATTTATTCTCCTTTGCTACAATCTTAGTTAGTTTAGTTAAGTACCAGCCAGCCTTCTGTAAGTCCTCTACCTGCTTACCTTTGTAGTCATAGCGCCACAGGTACTTCAGGCAGTTGCCCTTGAGGTAGCCTTTGAATGCAACACTGGACATGGATTCTTCTATTGCGTCAATACACTCTATGTTGCCTGTGTTGTAGTGTGTAGGTTGGTTTACGTTATCAATAATCTCTTCAGCTTCCTCTTTTGCTGCCTTTATCCACGCCTCTAGTCCTGTCTTACGTGTCCTATCCCACTCTGCGGGTGTTGCGTCATTGATGCTCATCTTCAAAGTCCTCTGCTATTCTGTCAAAGTTTCTAATTATCCTGCGTTCAAATGCCTCTACTAAATCGTATGTCGTGATTGATAATAACTCACAAGTCAACTCTTCATCGAGAGACTGAACAATCTTTTCTTTAAGTTCTTCTAGTGTAATGGCCATTAGACTTTCTTCCTTTTAATATACCGTGTCAATTCCTTGGCTGTCTCAATGGTGAAGTGTTTGAATCCTTCTTTGTCACACCACTCTCCCATTGTTATCTTGCCACCCTTACGTACCTTCTTGTTAGGATTAGACAACACAAAGACTAACTCCCACTCTGGCATAGAGTCTCGTATAGCGGTGTACTTCTGTGTGTCGCCTACTCTGAAGAACCCTTTGCACTCTACCAGTACCGCCTTGCCTTCATGTACAAAGTCAGGAAGGTACTTCTTATGGACTGTATAAGGTAGATCATAAGGCTCAAACTTGTACTGCCCATCTAGCTTCTCTGATAAATCCTTCTCAAGTCCTGATCTAAAAGCCCGTTTCATCTAACGTGATCTCCTCTACTCTTGGCTCGTTAACTACATTGACTAAGAACTTAGGGCCGAATGAATACTTGAAGACCCTCATGTCAGGATAACAATGTTCTTTAAACTGACAATAAGAACAACCGATAGCTAACTTCATGTTGCCAGACTTGCCATCGGGTACAGGGTCATAGCAATACTCAGTTGGTTCGTCACCTTCAACTAGCTGCTTGATGTTCTGGACTCTATCAACAATAGGCTCCTTGAGTTTATCACTGTCTGTGTTCTCAAGATCATACTTAAGGTAAGTCAAGTGACCATTGGCCTTGTCCATAGTCAGCCAGCCTACCTGTGTCTCACCACAAGAGTGAGCGTAGGCTTTGATCTGATCTATGTAACCAAAGGTATCATCATCTACCAGACTACCATCCTTAAACTTCTTGAACCCGAAGCTACTAGCAGACTTAACGTCAGTCACAATACCATCTATCTTGCAGTCCATGTGCCCTACGATACCGTCTACCTTGCACACCTTCTGCTCGTCAGTGACACTGTGTCCAGCCATACGAGTCAAGAACAACAACATCTCCTCAATCAAGTGACCATACATAAACTTGACATAGGTATGTGGCTGTAACTCTTCACCTGCTGTACCGTTGTAGTGATTCCAAAGATAGCGGTCAGTGCGGCCAATGTTCGACAAGCGTAGCTTGCGGTTATCCTCTCGCTTTTCCCGACCAAACTCAGTACGCATCAGTTCCTTGACGCTCTCACCAAACTTGTCTATCTCTGCCTCTACGTCTACAGATGGGTCAGCGTCCTTGCTTTCCATCAGAGCGTAGATGTCCGCTACTACATCCTCAACTCGCTTCATCTAACTCTCCTATGACAGAATCAATCCATCGTTTAGCTATCTCTACGTCACACTTGAACCACTCGTTGCGCTGTTCAAACATATCAGACAATCGTCGATGCGCTTCAGCTTCCGTTGCTCTCCTGTCTGGTGTGTCTACCACATAGGCTAACTCATAGTCCCTGTAAGGTGAGGATGTTTGATAGTTACCTGCTCTATCCTCTGCGTCCACTGCCATCCCTACCTTGACCCAGCCCTCCCATGCAGGATTGGTAATGACATACACCTGACCCTGTAGAGTGTTCTTAAAGTTCTCTAAAGAACTAAAGGCTGCATCCTCAAACCCTTTGTAACTTCCTGCTTTGTACAGTGGATGGCTTTTAGCAACGTACTTTCCATTGACAAACATCCTATCCTTGTTCTTTTTGTTGTGTGAATCAACACGCTGTCTTTGCTTTCCTCCTCTAGCACCGTAGTACCACCACTCTCCATCTTCAAAGTAAGTGTTCTTATTAATGGGTGTCGGCCCAGCTGTCTCCGACTTTGTAATCTCCGGCGAGAGGGCAGTTGAGTTTGTAGTGGTGTCCTGCTGCTTCAACACAGCTGACTGCCAGTCTTCCGAAAACCTCTGCTTTCTCTTGTCTGACTTCTGTCTGGATTTCATCGTGAATGTTTCCTATAATGTTGTGTTGTATACCCCATATTGTAGCATATTCCTGCAACAAACACAAGGCTTTCTTCATAACGATAGCGCCTGCGGATTGTAGTAAACTGTTTAGTGCCGCATGTTCTGATCGTATAAAGACCCGTCTCCTATCCAAGCCAAGAACATAGCCTCTTGAAGCTGCCACTCCAACTCGTTCTCGTAATGTTCCAAGAGCAGGCGTGTTTGATAGGAACTTTTCTTTAAGTCTTCTACCGTCCTTTGCATTTCCTCCAACGATACTTCCGATCTTAGCGTCACCGGCTCCATATAAAAAAGCGTAGATGAAAGTCTTTGCTTGATCTCTAGTTGTAAGGCCCGCAGCCAGCTGGTTTGCCGTGTGAATATCTCCATTGAGAATTTCATTAGTGTATTCCTCGTCGTTCATGTAGTGAGCCAGCATCCTTAACTCCAGACCCGAAGCATCCATACCTACCAGCTTATAACCTTCTGGCACTGTCCATACATCACGACACTCCTTGCCGTAAGGGGAGTAGACTGCTGGAACCTGACCCATGTTGGGGCTAGAGTGTGTCATACGTCCTGTGACTGCACCGTTAGCGTTAACGTAACCATGTACTCTACCATCGTCCTCTACTGCATCTAACCAGCTTTGTACCTGTGCTACGCGCTTTTGTATCATAAGGTACTCACCAATCAGAGCCGCCTCTGGTATGCCTTCTACTTTTCTCAGCACCGCCTCATCTACGATGGCTTGTCCTGTCTCAGTAAATTGCTTAGGCTTCCAGCCAAAGTATTGTAGGTAACGCCCTATCTGTTGTCGTGAACCCAAGTTAAACACTGGATAGTCAAGACGGCTGAAGGGTGCGACCACAGTAGTCCATTGTTCGCCTAGAAACTTAAGCCCAACAACCGAATGCGTACCATCTTTCTTAGTCTTGGGGGTAATCTCTTTGACAAATGTTGGTAACGGTTTGAAAGTCTGTAACACTTCATCTTCAAGGTCATACTTTTTCTCCTTTAGTTCTGCTAACAATATAAACGCTTTCTCTTGATCTAACGTCCACCCTGATTTAATTTGCTGCGATATAATATGTTGTACTCGATGCTCAAGATCAATGCTTTCGTTTCCAAATCCATCAAGGTCACGAAGTAATCTCTTGTACACCAACACGTTAACCTTAACGTCCAGTACGCAGTAGTCCACCATGTCTTGCGAATAATTATCCCAATCATTATGTTCTCCTTTTGGTTGCCCTAATACAGCACCCCAGTTAGCTAGTGAATGACCACCGTCTCGCTGTGGATTAGCCAAGCGTGACATAACTAACGTGTCTGTAATCTTACATTTGCTGAAGTCTGTACCTAGTATCTGCTCAAGAACAGGTATGTCATAGTCAATAATATTGTGACCTATGATCTCGCACTCTCCTTGATCTAATAGCCATTGATTGAAATCGTACAAAGTAAAACCAGAGAACTCAAAGTATTCCTCCAACCCCATGTGATAGGCAACAATAACCCACACTCTGTCGGGCTTCAAGCCGTTAGCTTCTATGTCGAATACAATCTTATCCATTACTAAAACTCCGCTTTATCATCCGGTACTGGACAGTTAGTCTCGATCATGCGACCAGACTCCTTATCGTAGTACAGGTAACATGCGGGGCCCGTCAGTCCAACAAATCTATTCTTCAACACACGCACACAGGTGGTGTTCCGTATCTCAGGGTCAGCGTGTTGCTGATCTCGCTCTAACCCCAGAACTATGTCGCTAAGTTGTGCGATCGCCGCCGAACCTCTGAGTTCTCCCAGACTGATCTTGCCGCCATCCTCATGCGCCTTGGCTCCACTTGGTCTGCGTAGGTGTGACACAAGGAACAACCCCACGCCTGTCTCCTGAACCAGCTTGCGGAGATTGGTCATAATGCTGTCGATGGCCTTACGCTCGTCACCATTGTCCTGATCGCTGACAACAATACTGAGGTGGTCAAGGATAATCCACTTGCAGTCCAGTCCTTTAGCCATGTAGCGTATGCGTCCTAGCAGGTTATCCTCATTGGTACTGCCCCAGTGATCGAACATAAAGATACGCCCTGACCCCAACGTCCTGTCCCAGTATCCCTTCTTCTCGTCCTGAGTTACTGTCTTGTCCAAGTGCAGTTGCTTGTTAGCCTCGATAGACATGATGCCTAACGCTGTCTTGGGGATGTCCTCCTCCAGTGCTAGGATACCAATGTTATCGTCTGTCGCACCCAGAAGGTAATGCTCTAACTCCCTGACAATCTGTGACTTACCCATGCCTGAGCCTGAAGTGATCGTCACCAGTTCCTGTCTGCGGAAGCCGTGGGTGTACTCATTAAGACAAGCCCAAGGATAATCAATGGACTTGACGTTGGACTGCTTGATGATCATGTCCCAAGTCTCATTGCCAGCAACAATACCATCTGGCTGGTAGGTCTTGGCGTTCCACCACTCCTTAACAAAGTCCTGAACCTTACGTGCCTTAAGCATGTCACCTGCATCCTTCATAGGCAAGCAAACATTCTTGGCTTTGTTGGGAGTGAACAGATCAAGGACTGAACGCGCCGCCTCTTGTCCTGCCTTGTCATTGTCGAAACAGATGACGACATTCTCAAAGGACTCTAGCCATTCGAGGTTTGCTTTGATGTCTTTGGTTGCACCTGCTGCACCTGATCTGATGGAGACAACCGGCCACTTGCCGTCAAACATCTCGTTGACTGCCAGTGCGTCTGCCTCGCCCTCCGATCGTGACTGGGAAAC